AAGTTTACCGACTCCGACAGCAAGAGATCACAAAGACGGCTGTTACAATTCAACAAAGAACTGCAAGAGACAAGACACATTAGGGAGAAAAATACATTTAGTTCTTCCAACCCCGACAGCTTTAGAACACAAAGCAACAGCAAAAGAATGGAATCACCAATCTGGACAAATGCTTTCTTCAATAGCAAGGAGAGGAGAACTCTCGACCCAGACTGGAGAAGATATGTTTCTGAACCCAGCCTTTGTAGAGGAGATGATGGGTTACGAGGTCGGGTGGACAGACTTAGATCATTAGGCAATAGTGTCGTACCTCAATGTGCAGCTATTCCTTTACAAAGGGTAAAAGATCTTTATGCAACCACTTCCTAAAAAACTACAGGATTTCAGATATTTTTTAATAGTTACCTGGAGACATTTAAACCTACCAGACCCTACACTTGTTCAGTTAGACATAGCTGAATATCTACAATATGGTGCAAGACGTAAAATCATACAGGGATTTCGTGGTGTAGGTAAGAGTTGGATTACATCTACCTATGTAGTGTGGAGACTTCGTATGAATCCACAACTAAAGTTCTTGGTTGTATCTGCCAGTAAAGA